TACACTCATCGATTTAGTTCTCTGCGAATTGGGCCATTATCTTTGGCATCTTCTAAAACACGCTGATAAGCGGCTTCTGATATTTTCTCACCAACAGCCATCAGCCTTGCTTCAACACCTTCATCAGCGCCTCTAGCGTCAATGGTTTGATATAACGTTACAGAGGTACCGCCATTGTCACTCAGATTATTAAACGTGCGGTTAGGGTGGACGGTTCCTGACTGGCCAAAGCTAACGATTTCAGGGCCGTTTTCACCCACTAAGTAGTTATAGCCGCCCAATACTGGGCCGCCAAACTCACGGGCTCCGGCGATTTTACCGATACCTTGAGCCATGATTAGCGTGGCATCAATATAGCCCATGGTCTTAACTCGACCAGCCTCAATTTCAGCCCTAGCGGGTGAAGTTGGATCGCCGGGAATAATCATCGCGGCGCGGGTCATGGCTGACGCTAAGTTAGCATTCATAATCGCCTGTGCGGCCATCATGCCTTGCTGTGCTAATACTGCGGCAATCCAAGCGCCTGAACCCTCTTCAAGTGAGGATTCAATAATTCCTAAACTCTTAGTCGCAAGGGCTTGCTCCATATTTGTTCGTTGCTTGGTATACTTCTTTTGCTCCTTATCTAACCGTTGCCATTTGCGATTCTCAGCATCAATTTCCTTTTCATTATGCGATTGGATATAGGCTAAGCGATCTTCATAAGCTAATTTGAGATTATCTTCAAAAACAGTTCGCGCTTCAGCCTGTGATTCAAAGCCAATCTGTTGCATTTCTAGCTCTGAAAAAGTTTGGTCTGATAACAACTGTTTCTGTTCGGCATACCAAGTCGCATTAAACTCTGAAGCCTCTTTTTTAGCAGTGATCAACCCCTCTTGTTTAACGCGCTCCTGCTCAATTTCTCGGTCATTTCGCTCACCAATAGCATCAAGATCTTTGACGTAATCCTGGCGGGCCATTTCATTGTAGTAAATGCGTAGATCAGCAATATTTTTAAAGCCGCGCGACTGAATAGCCTCATCACTTAATACAAAACCCTCAATGTCAGTTAAGCGATTTTGATAGCTTTGGCGGGCCTTTTCCTCTTCAGAGAAGATATTAGACTCAACTGACTTTAATTTTGTCAGTCCGGCAGCCTGGGACTTTTCAAGCGCTAATTTTGCCTCGGCATCCCTTGCTTTTTGGGCTTCGGCTTCAATTTGGCGTTGAGCCTCTTCTTTTTTACGGTAAACATCTAAGGCTTCTTTTTGGTCAGCACTAATTTTTTGCATCACGACTTGCTGACGGTCTTGAATGGTTAGCTTTTGCTTTTCTAAGCCAGCAATACGCTCATGTTGGAAAGCAATGGCTTTGGTAATATCAAAGGCATAACCATACTTTTTAGCTATGGTATCGCCACCTGCGGCCATATCAGCATCCATTTCTTGCAATTTTTGCTTTGTCTGCAAAATTGAAAAATGAACCTGAAAAAAAGCCTGGCTTAATGCTTCTGCTTCCTGTGCTGGTCCATTAGCAGCAATAGCAGCATTAACTTCGGCGAGCCCGGTACCGACACTATCAATAATGGTCTTAGTTGCTTTTGAAAGCCCGCTACGGTCAGCCAAGCGCACCATCAAGGTGTCCCACTGTTGGCCTAACGTATCCCAAGATCCCGCTAAGCCCTTAGCCGCGGCTTGGCCACTTCCACCCATTTGATTATTCAAAACATCAAGGATCAGCCCTTGGGCCTTAGCGAGATTATTTGTTTCAACAAAGTTTTTAATCTGTTCTTTTTGGGTATCGGTAAAACTCACCCCAACACGTTTTAGTGCGGTGATGCCGTTAATAGGATCTTCGAGTGCCTTACCTAATTGCACTGCTGACGATTTAAGGTCTTGCTTAAGTACCTGTGACATATCCTGTGCTGAATACATAGCACGTTTAAATACATCATCGGAAACTGACCTAAATGTCAGTAAGGCGCCAGCCGCTTGTTGTGCGCCATCGACACTGGCGAGGGTATTTAATGCTACCTCTTCAGATAACTGCTGAATTTGCTTACTGGTAAAGCCAGCAGCATATCCAGTTGACTTAATAATTTGTTCATTTGATAGCTGTGCCGTTTCCCATTGCTCATAGGTATCTAAGGCGCGTTTCATCATGAAAATAGTGCCAGTAATCGTAGCGGTTAGCGCTAAGTTCGCTGCACCAACACGCGAGATCCCGGATGAAATAGAAGTCAAATGGCCAGAAACGGCATTAAGTGGGCCTAAAAAAATAGCCGTATTGTTCGCGGACTCTTGAAAGCCTTTAGCCATACGAGCATTAACATCGGCGGCTTGCTTCGCATCTTTGCCATAGTCTCTAACCCGTTTTTTTGCCGCTTCCATTTCACTAATAAACTGAGCATTTTCAGCACCCAGTTTAATAATAAACTGACCAATTTCTTGACTCATGGATTATCCTTTTCTTACCACGCCGGACATGCCAGACATTGACGCTTTCATTAATCGCCAGTCTTTTTCTTCAACGGGTTTTTCGCAGTGGTAAATATCGAAAATTTCAGGGCTGACAGGATTCTTGCTGTGCGCGTTATGAAACATGCTGAGTTGGTAATTGCCATAGTAACGCTGTGGGTCTTGGTACCAAGGCCGATTAGTAATAGCCTGGTACCAACCATCTAAATCACTGCAAGTCATTTCTGATAACATCTGCTTTACGTCTAACCTGCCCATGCGCTCGGCAAGTTGGTACCCAAAGCTATAACCTGCCAGCCCTAGGGGTTTCCCCCTTGTTCAACTTTGTCATCCATTCCTGAGACCTTAAACGCAGCCTGAGCAAGCGTGTTTAGATCACCGTCTGGCAATTGCTCAACTTGATAAAGCAGCTTATCAAATTCTACTTCAATGCCAGGCTTTAAACAGATGGCCACTAAAAAAGCGGTCTGCTTACGGTTATTTTTTGAAAGCACCCATGTTTGGGCATAATATCGGCCTAATTCCTGTGGATCATCAATATCCTCATCAATAGCGGCTGACTTCATACTAGCCAAACCCTCAGAGCCAATCCTGAAATACTCACAGCGGTCAATAGCTGACGGTTCATAAATCGTAAACTCTTTACCCATACAGGGAACGGGGATCTGTTTACGTGATTCAAGGGGAAAAATATTCATTCATGCACCTATACAGCAGGGGTTTCGAGGTATTCACCAGACAGTTTAAATTTCACTGTTCTCTGAATGGTTTCCTCTTTTGTGACTGATTTACCCCATCCGGTAATGTGGGCTTCAAAAGAGTCATAAGAGCCATCAGGATATTCAATCTTGTAAAAAAAGTTGCTCTTAGTCTGTTTGTCATCCTTCAGCGCCTGTTGGCCAGTATCCTTAGAATCAAACTCAAGAATAGCTGAAAGCTCACCAGGATCAGTTGTACCTGGCTCAAAGCGCTTAAATGAATCGTCACTATCTAAATAGCTTTTTTCTGAGCTAGAGCGGGTTTGTTCCGCTGGGGTAATATCTAAAAGTTTTGCAATACGGGTATAGGTTACTCCGTCATTAGAACGGAAAAATTTAGTGCCTGAACCGATCATATAAAATTCCTCATTGCAGGGTTATTTTGAATGTAATAGTTAACGAACATAAATTTGATTCAGTATCGGTTTCATACTCAAAACTAACACCTAGAATCTTGTTTTTTACGTGCTCAATTTTCTTATTATTGAACGTGTCCCAAATTACTTTCCCACGCTTATCAAGTAGCTCTTCAGGGTGATAATGATCTCCTTTTACACAGCTAATAATCTGCAATAAATACTGAGTTTCGTTTTCATCTTCATCAGGTTTACGGATAATCAGTGGATCAGATAAATAGATAAGTGAGGCGGGTAACTCATCGGGATTTACATTAGTGCGTCCTGGTAAAACACTATCGGTAAAAGCCTTTTCAGCAAATGCATCAGTAAGTAAGTTAACCGCCTCTAAACGGGCAGCATTAGTATGATCAAAAGGGTTATAACTCATTTTTTAAGCAATCCTATTTTTGCCTGGCGCAATAGTTCTGCGGCTAAAAAATTGCCCGCATTATTTCTAAGCTGTGATCTGGTTTCTCTTATTGCATGGCGGGTAATGGCTGATTTTGTTTCGAGCTTAATGACTTCAAGAGGGTAACGGCTAGATCCAGTTCGGCGCATGACCTGGTAACGGCCCTTAAGCACCCCTTTAGCGTGTTTGGTAACACCTGCGGCCACAAAGGCACCACTGAAAACATGATTGCCCGCCTTAATCGTTTTGCGCTTACGCATACGTGGCAAACGAGTATCTTGGCTTTCAGGCTTACGAATCAATCTAACTACTGGGATCGCAGTGCGGCCCATTTTTATTTGAGCCTCTAGCCGTTTTTGGCTGGCGAGGCGCATTCTAAAACGGGGCTTTTTCTGGCCCGCTTTCCCTTTTGGATCGTGATACTTGAGTACCGATACAGGGATTTTAAGCTGATTAGCGGCATTTTTTATCGTGGCGGTATTAATGGCCCTAGCCATTTTATTGGTACTGGCGGCGGCTGCCCTTGGTAATAATATTGAGCCAAGGCGAGTTAAGTTAGTAATCGCTCGATTCATTTCAGGTACAAAATCAACCTCATACCAACTTAACTTACGCATACTATTTGGCCTTTGGCTTATCGACTTCAGGCGTGAAGTTAACCTTCTCACCACGAGTTAACTTAGCCTTATAACAATTAATGGCACTACGGGCCTCGGCATCAGGTAAATCAACAATACAAGGCTTACCATTAACATTGGATGGAATCTCACCTAATGTTGGTGATTTAAACGGGCTACGTACTTCAACAATCATGATCTGTTCTCCAATTCAAACGGCGTATTACTGCCATCTTTAGGGTGAATTTTCCCCACTCGATGTTCAACACCGTTAATCAATACCAGATAACCACGCTTAAACTGATTAGGCAGCAATGCCGTGGCAACCTGCCAAACATTAACATCTGAAGCCTGATCACCAAGGTAAGTCGTTATCGTGTCCTCAATGGCGCTAACATCAACGCCATCAATAGTGATAGTTTGCCCAAAAGCATCGACCTGGGCGCTATCAAGTAACGCATCAAACGCATCAAACGCCGTCATATTAGACCTTGTTTTTTATGATCCCCTCTTCAACAAGATCATCCGCAACATCAGCGCTAACTTGCTGAGTCCCGGCTTTCAAATGAAGAGGTTTAGTATCAACGAGAATGGTTACGGCATGGGGCAATTCGACCGTGACCAGGATTTTATCTTGTGGCTTGGTTGAACCTTCATTAAGGTTTTGTTTACCATTTGATTGCTGATTAGTGAGATCATCACCAGGCAAAATCTTATCAACCATTTCAGCTAATTGATCTAATGTTTTGCCATCAAGTTCAGAAAGTTCAATATTGTTTTCATGCAAATATTCTAAGGCGAGATTCGTAGCATAGGCTTCTTTTACTTCTTTGTTGCCTGTTGGAATTTCACCACCAAGTAACTGAATCAGTAAATCAATTGCGGTAACTGTCATGTTATTTGTCTCATAAAAAAGGCCGCTATCGCGGCCTTATTAATGTTAAATAAAAGGGTTTGTTTGGATTAGTACGCTTTTAAGTACACAAAATCATCGGGATGATCCGGCACAGGCAATGGCGCTGATTGCGTCATTATAAACTCACCCGCTGGATCATCTTTAGTAAACTCTTTGGGGAAGCGCTCAAACGAATCATAATTCGCTTTTGGGTCATGGATCATGCCATAGCACATAGTACCTTCGGCACTGGCACCGCCCATGATGATTTCGCCATCGAGAACAAATTTCTCTTCAACACCATCATCATTATCAAAGGTTCCGGTATAAACCCAAATTTCAATCGCGCCATAATCGCCCATTTTGACAAATAACTGGCCATTAAAGGCCGCCGTTTCAAGACGGCTGTCACTGCCTCGGCGGGTCTCCAATTTATCTTTGATACATTTAAACTCACAGAACTGGGCATAGGTATGTGAGTTCATGTAAAACGCAGTCACTGGATTGCGAGCATTAGCCATATACGCCGTTAGATCAGAATCTAAGGCATAGGTTTCTTTATTAAGTTGATCCCACTTTGCGGCACCGACTAGCTTAATGGTGTTATTAGGATTGCGCCCAAAATCGATTTCAGATTTAGGGTAAAACTCAGACTCAATAACGACTTTGCCAAACTTAACTAACTGACAACACATCCACTCTTCGGCAATGGTTATTTCATAGTCTTGTTCAATGGCCATATTGCCCATAATGGCATCACGGCGCTCTTCTGGCGTGAGTGGGGTATCATACCCTTCACCAGGTAAGCGGCTTTGTAAATCACTAGGAACCAAAGCATCCAGCGGCTTTAAATACGCAGGAAAAACCGATTGCGTAGAACTGCCTTCGCGGCGGCGCGCAACACCTTGGATAATTGGGCTGACAAACGGTGCACGTTTGTTTTTACGAGTCACTTTATCTAAGTCAATTTTAGCTGACTTAAAAAACATGCGTTTACTGAAAAATAGGCTCGCAAATACAGGCATAAATTTTTTACGTGTAGTTTGCAAACCAATCAGGGTAGCGGTTGTAAGGGCCATATACATTTTCTCCACAAAAAAACCGCCTATTGGCGGTTTTGGTGTTTATTAAAGGATGAATTAAACAGGATAAAGCGGGTTAAACTGGCAAGCTGATATTGATACCTTTACCAACAAAGGCTGCTTTTTGCTTATCTAATGTATCTAAACTGACATGCCAGTTAATTGCTTCAGCATTAAACTTACCGCCATCATAAATAGGCTGGTAAGCGGAGCCATCTGTCGTATCAACATCATGCACATTGATACCGATGGCATTTTGTGTACCGTCGGCAGCCGCTGGATCATGTTTGTATGCCAGTTTATCAGCGGTTTTAATTGCAATAGGTGTATGTGCCGAAATTGTTTGTCCGGCGGCAAAATGTAAGGTGCCAGTGGTATAGGTACCTAAAAAAAGTTGCGATAATGTGTGATTAACCACACTTGATCCTGCTGGATTATACATAGTGTCATCCCCGATAAAACGTAAGTTAAAAATGCAAAACGTTAATTAATAGCTGTTACTTTTTCTTTGGCCCAAAAGCACGATCAAGTAGGCTATTTGCAGCTTGCAAATCATTTTTTTCAGGCGTGTTTTCATCATCGCCCAATGGCTTTTGACTGTGTTCTTGCATCAGTTCTTCTAACTGACCACCATCCGTAAGCTTTTCTTCACCAGCAACGGATAAAGTACCCTTAGCCTGTTCAAGCGTCATGCTTGGCATAGCAGCAAGTGCATGCGCCAGTTTTGGGCGGCTCTTAGCTTCATCACAACCCAATATTGATAAAACGCGCTCATTTTCAGCTTTTACAGCAGTGGCAACATCAGCATTAGCTTTTGCGGCAAGTTCTGCGGCTTCGGCGGCTGCGGCGGCTTTTTCTTCATCACTCATCTTCAACGCTCCTAACGGTTTTTGTGTGCCGGACTTGGCAGCATGATTAATTAACTCTAAATGAAATTCATCAGCACTCATAAGCGCATCAGCAAAACCAATATCGACAATTGCCTGACCTCTAAACGTGGCGCTTTGAGTGCTTAAAACACTTTGCACATCGATACCGCGCCATGTGGCAACTTTATTAGAAAAGAATTGGTGTAATTCAGCCATTTCATCTTGAATTTCGGCTGAAAGTTCAGTGCTAAGTGCATTGTATGGATTGCCATCAGCTTTTTTATCTCCGGCATAAAAAAGCGTGATTTTAAAACCTGCATCTTCAATCGCTTTTGACATATCGGTATGAGCACAGATAACCCCAACGCTGCCAGCAATTGCTGTTTCAGTCACAATCACGCGATCACAACTGGCGGCTATCGCATAGCAGGCGCTACAGGCTAACTCGTTAACAATGGCCCAAATCGGCTTTTTACCGCGCACATGGGCATAAATATAATCGCATAGTGCAAAGCATCCGCTTACCTCACCGCCTGAGCTGTCAGTGTCCAACCCAATAGCTTTAACATTAGGGTCGGCAAGCGCTAAATCGATATTTGCCCGAATGCCATCATAACCAGTCATGCCGGAATATGGCTTCAGCGTACCTAGCTTATGAACTAATGATCCGCTTAATGGGATATACGCCACACCGCCTTTAATTTGATAAGGCATATTAGTACCGCGTGGATTGCTATAGCTTTCTGCCATTTCTAACAACTGCTGACCATCCAGTGACACATCACCATCTTGTAAGCTAGCGACAGGCATGCCACGCCCTTGCAGTGAGCCGATCACAGTGGATAAATAACTCGCTTGCACCATTAAAGGCGTATTAAGTAAACGGCTGGCCAAGTGCAAACTAATTCGGGTCTTACTCATGGGTATTTACTCCGGGCGCTTCAGTAGTAACTTTGCCTTTGCTAGTGTTCCATGGCGCCGTTCTACCTCGCGCCTTCATGTCAAAATCTTCAATATCTTGCTGCTCAACAACTTCATCATAATCTTTGCTAAGGGCCGCCATTTCATCCTCAAGCGTTGTTAACCCAAGCTCTAGCTTTTCCCTGGCTTCCTTCATTTCTTTCAAGCCATCAATGTTTGGCTTACCCGTACCCAACCATTTGCCGCGCGTTAACGCATTTTGACAGGCATAAAAATTATTAATGCCTGGCGGCAATTTAACCCGACCTGCGTTTATTTCCTCTTCAAGCCAATTAGTGAGCATCATCTTACTGGCCCGCGCGGGAACTAAAGCGCGGCGGCCTGAGAAAAAGACAAATGACTGGGCGATACCAGCCCTTGCGCTTGAGTAATTTGTTTTACTGTAGTCACGGCTTAACATTTCATAAGAAACGCCTAAATTACTGGCTAAGTAACGTAAAATACTTGATTCATACTCAGCCATACCGCCAGGCGCACTAGAATGATGGAGATTCAGTTTTTCATTCGGCAATAAGTGCGGTACGCGCATACCATTAAGGCGAATATCAGCGCCATCGTGGTAAGCCTGGGTATTGCCTAAATAGTTGGCTAATGGATCAACACTGCTATCACCATTACCAGTACCTAACACCGCCGCGCGCATAATTTCTGAGTCCATTTCTGACTCAATTGTGGCGGCAAAAAACGCATTGATAATGGCATTTTGCAGCGTGGCATCTTGGAATTTATCCAATAGCTCAATGCGCCTTAATGATGAAATCAAATCTGAAATGGCTCTAGTTTGGCCATCTTCCCACGGCTCAAATAAGTGCAACATTTGGCGACGGCCCCAAGGTAGGTATTGCTCGATATAACGCCATGAATGTCCGCCGGGCTCGCTTGGGTGGCGCTCTCTAGCCCAGTAACCCATTACCCGACCATAATCGCCCAGTTTTACCCCATATTTGCAGGTATCGGTATTTGATTTGCCATGCGGGTTTGAAATGCGATCAGGACTAATTAACTTAAATGAAGTCTTGTTTTTAGTACCTTGTTGACTAAACCAGGTACTTTGCATAAATCCTTCATTGCGGCGAGTGTGTGTTAATACCAGTTCACGCATCATCATCGTTAATGTGCGTTTACCTTCTGCATCAATAAAGCCACGATCATCATCAGCATAATCATGAAAACGGCGCTCAATATCCTTTGCCCATTGGCGCCCGACCTGCGGATCAACACCTAATAAGGCCCAATCAGGTTTAAGCTGTAAGCGCCAGTGGCTGCCAACGATATAATCAACATGCAATTGCATACCACCACGCGCATAGGCATGGCCAGTAACTAACTTGTCACCCCTGGCATGGGTATTAGCTGCTAATGGCTGTAATAGCCTGTCAATCGACAAAGGACCATTACCAAACAGCATTGTGGTAGCGGTGGATTGGTTATTA